CCATCTCAATAATAAGATTGTACCTAGAGCATATTGCACTAATAAAATCAACCTGCTTCTCAGTTGGTAATATGTTATTGTTAGCTGATAAATCAACAGTAGAACCCTCACTTTGTATAGGTGCAGCAAACAATGAAAAGTTAGATAAGCCTGGCGTTATCTGTTGTAATATTGTCAAAGTATTACCACTTGCAGAACTTAAACTAACTGCTAAATAAACTTGGTCATTTGCATTTAAGAATATTTCATCCGATGTAATATCTACAACTTCGCCTGAATTTTCAACTCTAAAAAAATCATTATTAGAACCATTAAACTGCCCTTGTATTTCTTGATTATAAGTTGCTGAACCAATTTTTCTTAATTGCAGCTTTGCAGTTGTGTTATTAGTATTTGCAAAACTATATCTTAGGTTTATTTTAAACTGATAAAATCCTGTTATTGGAATTTCATAAAATGGTGTTGCTGCTGATTCATTATAATTACCTCCTAAATCAAATAAATTAAATGAGCCAACTGTATCAAAATCAATAGCAGTATTTGATGGTGTTGGGAATCCTGATGTAAATGTATTATTCGCACTTAAACCAACTCTAAACGCATCTTGGAAAGTTGTAGCAACTGATTCAGTTTGATTTGCCAATGTCATGTATTGCTTAGCAAAGAAATTACTTGCAAAGAATGTAGAGCTTATTGTATAACCTATTGATGCAAGTATCTTCTCAAATAGCACCTTAACATTTATAGCAGGCTTTAATTTGGTTGCACTTACACCCTCGTTAATTGTTCCATTTAGACTTTGATTGCTATAGTTATAACCATAATCAGCAATCGGATAAAGTATCTCCTCTCCTGTTTGCCCTACTGATGTTGTGTAAGTTGTGTTACCACTCCAAGAATCTTCTACATTTGCAGCAGTAAGTAAATGGCTAAACTCAGACAAGTCTAATTCATTTAGTTGCTTCTCATCAAGAGATGTTGCAATGTTTGATATTACACCAAATACTAGAGCTTCATAATACTTTGTTGAATTGTTTACATTTAGCAGTTGTAAATAACCACTAAAGACAATATTTGAATCTACATAAATATCAGCCTCGCATTTTATAGAACTATTAAAAGAGCCATCAACAGATACAACATCATAAAAATGACTAAAGAAATCATTGTTGACTTGTGTGAATGGCAATGTAAACGCTTGAGTAAAGTCAGACTTTTGCGATGCCAGATCTTGTATCTCTTTAGCTGAGTAATTACCTTTGATAGATACATCGCTTACATCTAAATAATGTAAATCAGTTCCTCCTTGCTCTTTTACAACTAACTGAACCATTATATCATTCTTTTTAAGTTATGTGCGTATTGGAAAGTAAACGAGTATTGTATGAGCTTATCTTTGATTGTGGTCTTGTATTGGAATTGGCTATCGATTAAAATCAAAGGTACAGGTTCTTGCAATACACCATCATCGCCAACCTCAACAGGAGCAATTAATTGTATATCGTTTGACTGCATCATTCCTTTAAAGTAATCGTTGTACGCTTCATCTAAGTAGCCTGTGTTAACTGTTATCTGCTTTGTTCCGTTTACGCTTTGCACCTTACCTCTCTCGAAGCTATCTATTGAAAATGTTGCTGCATTCCATGAACCGGGATTGCGTTCGTATTCGATTGACCTATTCATCGAGATACTCTCATTTGAGTTGTTATTGAAATAGTGGTAATCCCATGTGCCAAATTTATTCTTCCAAGCTACTGATTGAGATGGATATTTTGAACATTGAGAAATCTCAAATAATAATGGTCTTATATATTCAGCAGTTGGATAAGATGTAATTTTGTAATAGTTACCTGTACCAGAACCAACTGCACTAACTATAAATAAAGTAGCAACATTGTTATCTGCTGCACCCATAGAAACCCAATCAGTATCTCCACTTGATTGTATGTATATATAATCTCCTATTTTAGCAGTTGATGCTGCTTTTGCATCAATAATAGTTTGCCCTCTTGTTTGATTACCTACACTAATAGTGTAATATTTATCAGTTGTTTGCATTTGATAACCTCCCAAATCAACATACTTCATTTTAGCAACATTCTCATAACCTGCTGCAATAAATAAAAGCATTTCATCTTCATCGCCTGTTGCATCGCTTGCAAGAACACCACCATAAGTTGATTGATTTGGCAAGTATATTTGTGCCGTGTAGTTACTTAAATCTTCGTTTGGAGTTTCACTATAAAACTTATATTGGAAACCTACGTTACTTGTATTAAAATATGTACTACTTTCATTTAACCAAGATAATGTTCTGTAATCTCCTACACCTGTAAGATGTGCAATCATGCCACTTGTATCGTTTGGTTGTGTTGTTACATATGGAATTTTGCTTAAAAACTTTTCGTATGGAGTTGTTAGTCTAGGAGAGTACAACTCAAATTTAAAGTTCATTTGATCTTCCCACTCATTTGCGTAATTGATTAACGCATAAGTAACATCGATGTTTTGGTCAACTCTGCTTATAGTTCCTCCATCAGTTGAAGCAAACTCCTCATAAAATCTAAGAGTAACTAAACGTAAAGTATCTGTATTCTTGCTAATTGCAAAATCAACATTAGAGCCTGTTGATGGATTTGGAATATTTCTAGGCATCAAATGTATAGAATTGTAACTTACTGCACCTGTGATAGTGTTAGCATGCTTATTCGTTACAGTTGTGTAGTTCTTTACAATTCGCTCAATATTAAAATGAGCTGCACCTGCATTGTTCTTTGGTTGTTTTAATGTTGCCTTAACAACTCCACCAATTACAACCTCTACAATGTATCTAAAATTAAATACAGGTGTGGTTGTACTTGTGGTTGTTACTATCCAATAATTACTTCTAGTTGCCGTTGTTGCCATTTGTCTTTATTTCATCTAATGTAAAACTCATAAACTTTTCAAAATCTAACATGTATGCCTTTTTAATTTCTTTAGGCAGTTTCTTGTATGTTTGTTTAAATGCATTGGTAAAAAATCCGTTACCCTCATATCCAAACCTGTTAATCTTTCTGGCAACTAGAAAAGCAATCGACCTCTGTTGTTGCGTCTTGTTCTTCCATGCCTCGTATTGTCCTTTAGAGTTTCTTGGCCTTAACTTTTTACGCTTAACCCACTCCAATATGTTTTGGTAAACAACTCCACCTTGTGAAGTATTTGATTTACCTCTGCCCTTATCAATCTGCTCTCCATAATCTTCGTAATTGAATTTTAAAGAGAATGCATTTAATGTAACTGCTACATCATAATCAATAGACTTAAGAAGCTTACCTGTATCGTACCCTCTTTTGCTTCTCAGCAAATTAGCAGCAGCTACCTCAACAGTCTTTTTACCGAACTTGTTTAAGGCTTTAGATAAGTTTTCTCCTTTAAATTCCATCTATCGATTCATCGGTGTTTCACAAGCAGAATTTTGAGCTTGTACAGTTATGTTAAATGTACCTTTCCAACCGCTTAGTAAGTTCTCAAACCTATCTGTAAATGGTTCACAAGACAAGCTCTCAGGCATCGTTATGCTTTGCGTTACTGCTGATGTACTTGAGTAGCTTCCTGTCCTAAATTCTCGATATATATCTGCTAGTATTAAGAAAGTTCTGTTGAGTGTAAAATCTTGGTCTGAACCATCAGCATCGACCAGATCCATAACAAGCAAATCAAAAGTAAACGTGAAAGTAGTCTTGTTGATTGATGCACTTGTTTCGATTAAATGAACCTTTGTGAATACGTCTTGCGTTTCCAAGTCAGCCTCAAATATATCTCCTGTTGTAAAAGTTTTAACTTGTTGATGCTGCTCGCATATCTTTTTAAACGTATTTACTATATCGATGTAGCTTTTCATTTCTTCTTGTTTACTTTGTTCCTTTCTTTAATGTAGGAGATGTATGTTAGTGTTTCGTTTATGTTGAGCTTTGTTACTGCATCCATCTTTAAAATGTCATCGTTGCACAACATCATTATTACAGAATACCAACCCCATCGCTTTCCAAAGTTTGCACTTGACTCACTTTCTCCTCCTCCTGTAAAGACACCATTGTGTCGCTCAAATAACCCTTCCCTAAACGATAAAAAAAAACCAAGCAACTCTGAGCAACTGATGCAGGCATCTTATTCAAGAATAGGTTTGCCCTCTCATCTATCTTTGCATCGTATTCCTCTATCAGATACTTACCCTCGCCCTCAGTTGTAACTTTCCTGTAAAGAATTGCCATAATCATGTGCAAGTTTTTGTCTAAGTCTTTGCAAAGCATGTCAATATCCATGAACTCGCCTGTTGATATACTCTGAATATCTGGATTGAAGCCATATTTAACACCCTCTATGCTTACCAATTTAATTAGTGATGTTTCGGTATTAGTCATTGCACAAAGTTTCTTGTACATGGCTAATAAATCAAGCACCTTAATTCTGTTTATATTAGAATCATCTACCTTATCGACTAGGAGCTTGATAACTTCTTTAGCTTTCTCAACTTCGTCAATCTCTAGCTTTTCAATATCAGCTAGTTTAATCATCTGCTTTAGAGTAATCTCGTTTAAGTCTTGTGGAATTATAACTTTCATACTATTAAATAGGTTTAACTTGTTATTGTATAAAAATAAAAAAACCCCTGCATTTCTGCAAGGGTTAGTTTAGGTTAAAGCAGCATCACGCTCCTATTAGTTTAATTTTTTTGCTGCCCATTTTTGAGCCATTTTTAAAGATTTATATTCTTTTGTATCTAAAACTTGCTCTTGTCCATTGTAAACCTGCACAAAAAAAGCTCTAAATATTGAATCGCCATAACCATTATCTGTAATTATGTTTACTCTTTTACTGTCTGTTGAATTTGAAATTGTCATAGTTTCTTTGTTTTTGTTCTCTACAAATATAAAACAATTTTTAATAATAGCAAACTATTTACAAATAAATATTAAAATATTTTTACTTAATAGAATATCGACCGATGTTTGGTCTTGACTTTGTCATTATAACTGCGTACCTGATTGCATCAATAGCATGGTTGTAATTGTCAATCGGTTTGTTCAGCAGGTAACCATTCTTATCCTCCTGCCATTTGTAGCTATTAAACTCATTGATAAGGTTTGTACTCTTGCTTGTTACTTTAAGCTCGTATCGTTTAAGCAAATCAATCCCTATGTTGATACTATCCTTACCTTTAGATGCAGGCTTTATATTAAACCCTAGTCTATATATTTCCTCGATTGATTTAGGTTCAGCAGAATCTCCGTAAATAGCTCTTCGTCTATCAATCCCGAAATTGTGTAAAGACTTAGCAATGTCTTGGTTAGTGAGACCTCGTTCATATATTAGCTCGTTAAATATTAAAGCACCCTCGTACTCGTAAACTTCTATTAATGCAGTTGGGTCATTCGTATAGCCAAAATCTAAACCTATTGCAATTTCTTTAGCATCTTTTGGAATCGTTCCAACAATCTGCACCTTGTTAAATATAATCGACTTACTAAACCCTCGCTCTCCCAATCCGTATATCTTCCAATACTCTTCATCGGTATGCTTTAGCCTTTCAATTTCGTTTACTAATTCATCAGCTAAAAATGGATTGTCTAAATACGTTGATTTAATGAACGTACAATCATCTCTGCTTAGTACCTTGTCATAAATCCAATGGTGTGTATCTGAGGGGTTGTAATCGATGTATATCTTCTCCTCAGTTC